TGTGTACCGCGATCCTGGACCGAGCCGGAACGTTGGTCTCTGTCTTTACAAGACCCTTTCTTCCCTCGATGTACCCGCGACTGAAGTCAACGTTCAGCGCAAGCTGGCAATGACCGTCCGTCTGGAAGTTCTCGCGTTCCTCCATTCCGACCCATGGTCCAGAAAATACGGATGTTCTATTCCCACGGGGCACGGGTGACCCTCACACTCATGGGCTCATCGACATTGCGAAGATGGGCGTTGTTTTGCATCCGAACAAGACCCTCTGCCCAGAGTTGCTCTATCGTTTGATTCTGGCCCTGCTGCTTGCTGTTCATGAGCTTAGCCAAGTATACCCCTACCAAATCACCAAACTCTTCAGCAGCACCGTTTGTTTGGGCCGTGCCGGGGGCCTCTGTGGATAGCACGACATGGTCGTCGAGGGTTATATCTGGGATGTGGGGTATCCAGTAGATGTGTACGTTCAGATTCTCTTCCGGTATCGGGGCGGTGTACATTCGATTGCCAACGACCACGTAGTAATGGCTGGTGTCGCCATGCGTCATGCCGGAAGATCTCTGAATCATGTATCTATCGGCAAAGCGCATTGGCTTCCACTTTGTCGGAAGATTGTCTTTCGCGACTGCCGAACTGTTTGGCGTATTCTCGACGCCAATAATCTTGTACGGCAGAGTGCCGCTGGTGAGAAAACCTGCTGAGTCGAGAGAGACGAACTCGGTTCCATCGGACCATGTAAATGGCCCGGTCGTTGTCGAGATAAAGTACTCCGGGTTGGTTGCTACCAGTTCACGGAATACTGTTCTGTTTGCCTCGTTCGCCAGTGCGATCTGCTCGGTTTGTGTCCAGAACAAGTCGCTTGTCTCGTCGATTAGTATCTTCGCAAAGAGCCTGGCATCCTCCAGCGTCTTTACTTGTCCCGTCCACGACATCTCTAGCTCCCAAAGAAAAAGCGCTGCGGTTTTGCTGCGCCCATGTAGTCATAGCCGCACTTGGAGTCAGCCCATTTCTTGACCCTGTCAAAGGCCTGCTTGGCCGCGTATTGCAACTCGTCACCCTCGGAGCGATCTTTACCTTCCTCGATCCAATCAGCGTGGTCATACTGCTTCATGTACTTAGCTGTACCCTCTCGCCACAGGTCGCAACGCTGAATGTATGGAATCAGACGGCTGTCTCTGACGTGCAGAAACTCGCCGTCGTCATCCTCCCATACTTTCCACGTATACGGGACCTTCTCTCTGGTCGGTATTGTCTTCACACCAAATGAAGACATAACGGTAGCATCAACGATACGAGCGATCATCCAGCGTTCTTTCTTGTTACACCAACCGACCATGAGCTTGTCGTCATGAATGGCCTGCTGGACTCGACGGCTCTCCGCCTTGCTCCATTTGACCCGCTTGATGTCCTTCCACTGGCTCTCGCTCAATACCATGCTATGCGTCCGTTGGGTCTGCTTGGTCATTTGTTTGCGGACCATCGGTCAGCTTCGGCAAATATTTTATTTCCAGGCCAAGCAGCCTCGGGTCATTTGCAGAATCTGATGTGCAATCGACATATAGACGAAGCATATCACTGGTGCCTGCAACTCCATCTGTCGTTGTCGAATCGGTTTTAGCCCACGGCGTTGCGAGTACAACACTTATGGCGCTCGGGGTGTCTGTCACTGAAGTAAACGCTGTCGGCGCAGACACTGCCGGCAAAGCCCCAAAGGCCGTCTCGCTGGCTGAAAGGGCAAATGTGTCTGTCAGCGTCAAATCGCTGGCTGTAGCAATAGCCCAGATTACCCGATAGAAAACGCTGTTGTCCCAATCAATCTGGTTTGGCGTTGTCATCGTAATGTAGATTTGATCGTCGCCGCCATCGAACTTCCAGCCCAGCAGTCCGGTAGTTCCCACTTCAATCAAATCATCTGCGGCATCTCCAGCATCAGTAAAGTTTGTTAGTTTGTCGAAGGACTGAGCAGGAAGATACAAGCTTTGATATTTGTAATTGATATTTCTATCGCGAATCATGATTTACCACTCCACAGTTTACCCCCCATTGCGGGGATACTGAGTAAAAGAAAAAGTGCTGGGAGGCAGTGCCGGACTACCTCCCAGCGTCTAGGGAAATTGCACGACCCTAGAAGATCAAGTTATCTACTTCGATGTCTGCCAGAACAGTCTGACTGAATCGACGCTCCAACCCAAGGTTTCCGTACCAACACATGAATGCTTCCCATGCGTCCGTGTTAGATACACGAGACAACACGCTGCCATCACGGTCAGCCCAAGCCCAATCCTTCACAACATACAATTTGATGTCTTTTGTATTCATGAAGTAAAGCTTGTTGTACGGAGCCATGCGGTCAAACTCGATGGTCATCGGGTTCATTCCGCCAGCATAGGTCAGCTTCTGGAAGCCACCCTTTAGCTGCTCTGGGCTGTAACGCACATCGCTTGTCAGCAAGTTGATGTACTCACGGCGCATCGAGTGATGACCCATGATAAGGTTCGGCTCGTCGCCAGCAACCTCGTCAGTGACATCAATGCAAAGCTGCATCAACTCCAAGCTCAACGGACGATTGGTCCCTGCGCCAGAAGGGTTGTCCTGAACATTGGCCTTCCAGTCCGTTACGGTAGAAGGGTCAAGGTTCTGAAGCTTGATGTCTTCGCTAAACATGTGCCATTGGCGCTGCTATCACCCAGAACGGCAATGTCGGCAGTGTCAACCGTGATGTCTCCACCAGAGTTGTTTTTGAGAACAACCGTCGTCGTATTCGTCACGGAATCCACAGTCAGCGGTTTCACCGCAGCAGTAAGCTCACCAGCACCAACGCCAGTCACCGTTCCGAAGTTGAGCCTCATGCCCTTCTTCAGATAACGAGTTCCTGGACTGTTGAACGTAACTGATGCGGTGCTCGGTCCCGCAGTTGGCACGGTTACCCCGGCAGCGCATTTCGCTAAGAGCCCAGTAGTTTCCTTATTGTCGTCCGTGGCAGCGATGATGTTACCGAAGCACTGACGATTGAAGTCAACGCGCAAGTCACGTCGCATACCCTCGATTTCAGTTCGTAGTGCCGAAGCAAAAGAACCTCTGTCGCCCTGGGATGCAGCAATGACAGGACCGCTGATCTCGATGCGCCCGTAAAGGAACTTCGAGAAGATTTGACTCTCGACATAGGCTTGTGCACTGGCAGTCGGAAGAGTACCCGTCTCGCCACGACCACCAACACCGAAGTTACGTCCGTTGTGAATCGGGAACACGATCTTACGACCCGTCCACTTACGTTTAGATTTCTCAATATATTTGAGAAGTGGAATTTTATTATTGAGATGCTCTCGTACCGGACCCTCGTAATAATCTTTTAGTACTAGATCAAAATCGGTTCCGTCACCAAAGCTACCTTTCTGTCCTGTAAAGGCCATTTTTTTTAGCTCCGTCGCTTAGAATTTATTCACCACTCAGCGCTGCAATCGCAGCCGCTTCGGCAGCTTCTAAGTCATCGCCAAAATCCACCTTCGCGCCAGTAGGACCGGCACTGCGTTGAAGTGGTTTTGGCTTGGGCTTGTACCCTCTTGTCCTTAGTTTGCCTTCAAAGCGACTCATCTCGGCTTCGTGGGACCGCTTGGCTAACGCGGCAACAGATGCATTCGGGTTCTTGGTTAGAGAGTTGATCACGTCAGTCTCCCGCATTTCGGGAAACTTGGCTCTGGCGTCATTCAATTCCGCCACGATCTCACGCTCTGCCTGTGCCACTTGCATCTGCTGGTAACGGCTGTTGTCATATTCTGTCTGCTGCTTGACCGATCGCTCAAGCTGGCCCACCCGTTTCTCGAGTGGATCGACATAGACGTCCTCCGCTACCTCTGCCTGCGGCTGCTGTTGCCCTTGCAACTGCTGCCAAGCCCATTGGTTCCACTGGGCCGTGTCTTGATACTGCGATTGCAGCGCTGACATTTGTTGTTCCAGCTCGTTTACTCGCACCTTGCTTTCATTAAGCTGGCCCCTGCTCTCCTTGAACCGTTCATAGGGAACAGGACTCTCATCCACATCAGACTCAGAACCTGTATCGCCGGTTTCTTGCGAATAGTCTTCAGCGTCAGAACCAGAGGCCTGCGAATCCTCCACGGAGTCTACACTCGTATCGCCATACTCATCACTCATAATAACCTCACGCACCAGCTATCGCGCTGGCAATCGCTACCGTGAAGCAGCTTCAAAACCAGTCTCATAGTCGGGACGACCCGGACCTCTTGTGCCAATGGCATTGTTGAGTTCCGGTGTGCCTCCTCCTGTAAGACCGGGCGCACCACCCCCACCTGGGGCTGGTCCTGGTGCCGGAGCACCTTCTGGTGCCATGGGGGCACCCCCCTGCGCCGGAGCACCCGGCGGCATTCCCGGAGCACCTGCCTGTACATACATTTGCCACCAGGGTTGCCCCTGTTGATTCTGGCTTTCTGCATGATAGTGCCAAGCGAGGTGTTTCTCGAAATTTTGCTGATGTTCCTCTGGAAGCAGGCGGAAGTCAATCGACTTCATGAAGCTCAAACACTCATCGATATGAGTGATGTGGTCCTCCCACGGCTTCACGTCCTGCGGCTTTCCGTTGGCCATCATGTGATTCTCTTCGCGTGCATAGTTTCGGTCGCGATCCTCGTCGCCATAAAGCGGACCCATGTCCCCGAACTCCATCATCCTTCTCGTCTTGATGGCGGTCTGAGGGTCTGCTGGATCACCAAGGATACCAACCTGATACATCTGCATGATTTGTTCGCGCCGATAACTTGGATGCTTTGGAAGCATGGAGTTCGCCATCACGCGCACGCGCGTGGTCTTTATCTGACGGCTGAAGAACTCTATCACTTCGATTGCCTGATTGCGGCCAGTGATGTTCACCATCATCGGAGCCGGCATGTACTCTCGGCACATCCAGAGCATCTGTGAACACATCCGCTCGATCGCACGCTCGATTTCCCGAACGGTGGGACCAAGCTTTGTCGCATCAAGGTCGCTCAGCAAACCAATTGCCCGACCAGACGTCTGCGAAGGGGCTGTGCCTCGAGTCACCTCACTCACACCACTGATGGCCTGAATGTGCTCGATCTGCTCCTTCTCGATCATCCGGTGTTCCTGCGACATCGGCGGTGGAGGTAGCGGCTCCGGAGGCCTGGCGGCTGTGCGGTTGTAGAATATGATCTCACCCGGCTCGTCCGTGAAGCTCTGTCGGTCAACACTACCCTTTTCCGCTCGCCACTTCGGCTGGGCGTGAAGGTTCTTGTTCTCGATGCGCTGACTGACAGATTTGTTCAACTCTTTCTGGGCCGGGATGAGTGATGTAACAACCCCCTCACCCGCAAAGCGACCCGGAATCGTATTGTGTCTGGCGATGACGAAGGGAAGACGTCCGTAAGGGAGAGTCTCTTGCTCCTCCAGTACGATATCGCCGGCCACAATCGCGTAATAACCTTTCGGATGACGAGGACTGGCTTTCTCGAAGTACTCCAGCACCATCGTTCGGTCCAGATTGACGTCATCTGCGGTGCCTGCGCTCGAGAACTCACGCAAAACCTGCTGGCTGTATGCATCCGTCTCGTAGGCAGAATTTGGCTTGACGTGCTTGCCTTTCTTTGGCCAGCGCACCCGGATTTCATCGATATGCATTGCGTTAGTCTCTCTCTCCGGAGGGGTCGCGCCAACGTTTTGCTTGATATAGTCAAGCGTCTTCTGAATTTCCTCTTCGTCTTCGTAGTCCTCTCCGGCAGCGTCGTCCCACCACACCTTGAAAAACACCGTGCCGCAGACAGCCATCCATTTCACAGCCTCATGGAGCTTTACCTGCATTCCGATTTCGTGCCACAGATAGTCCAACAATGCCTCGCACTGGCGCGCAGCTTCCATGTCATCGTCGTCTGTAGTTGCAGGGGTGCACATAAATCCGGGGCGATTTTCGACGAGCTTGCCTGCAAGCGTCTCGATGGTCGGCAAGATATAATTCAGCACCATTCGAACGCGCCAAGCCGGAGGGTTGTCGTCAACCAGCAATCGAGTCACACGATTGTATCTGGCCCATTGCCGGCCTGTGTAGAAAGCCAGCCCAAGCCACGTCTTCTCTACAATTTTTGTCTTGGCTTGCTCGGCCAAATCCCACTGGTCCCTGACATACTTCGACGACTTCCGCTCTTTTTCTGTCGGGGTGTACGCTTTTACGCCTTGCTCTTTGTCAGAGTAGGCCTCTGTAATAGGACCGGAGTAGCTCATCTATCCCCGCCCTCCAACCGTCGAAGGAGCCTGTGCCTGTTCTTGCTGCTGTCGGAGCTTGCGGCGAAGCAAAAGCGCCGCTCGCATTCTTGGATCAATCGGAGAGGACTGAACCTTGAATCCTTGTGTTTGCTCCGGAGGCCTTTGCCCCCTCTCGGTCATCCCGCCCCCAAGCAATCCCTGCTCCTGCCGGCGCTGGGCCAACAGACGGAGCAGGTTCGGATCAACCCCGGCACCACCGCCGGCCTGCTGACCAAGCATTCCAAACTTTGCGTCTTCTTGCCTTTTCCCCATTTCGAATAAAGGAATAGCCATTATATACTAGCCCGTGCTTTAGCGGCTTCACCAAGCCCTGGTGAAGGTCCGCCACCTGCTAGACCCGGAGGTCCCGGAGGTCCGGGGGGTGGAGGAGCGCCTGCCTCTGGACCGGCAGAAAGGAACGCCTGTAGCTCTGTAACAAGCTGCTGGAGTAACTCCCGTGGCAACTGCTTCAGCGCCTCGAGTAAGTCCTCGACCGTAATATCTTCTCCGCCACCCATCGGGGCTCCGCCCATCGGAGGACCGCCCATGGTGGGGGTTCTGCTGGCTTCGCCTTCTTTCGAAAGCCCCAGTCAAAAGCTTTCCCTATTAGATTACCAACCAACCCCAGAACAATCTCACCCGCTGGACCCAGCGGAATACCGGCTGCTGTGCCTACCGCTGCGCCGATGAGGGAGCCAGTGCTTCCCACCTCCCCCGGCGTGCCGGCTTTGCCAGCCAGACCTTTCATTGGAATTACAGGAAGCCTACCGGCCATGTTCAAGCGCCTCCGGTTTGTTGACAGCTGTGTTCCAGTAGTCGTCTTCGAACTTCTCTTTGTTCTTGGCCTCGAACTCCTGCCACTGATGACCGTAATCATCCGACAGGCTCCTTAGCCAGATCTTTTGTTCGCGCTCCTCGCGCCGAATGAGGTACCACGTTGCTGCGCCACAAAGAATACTGAAGGGGAGCAGCATCAGAATGGTCAAGACTATTTCCACCAGACTCCTAAATGCGGGTCCCGATCTTCGTCAGGCTGCGGCAAGAAATTTCTAACGGCGTCATACGGAACGATCTCCTCTGGAATGTGCTCCGATATTGCAGCATCTTCCATCATGGAGTCAACATATATGGCAATAGCCATTGCCATTACAGCATCGTCATGTTCACCCGGCATTGCCTCGCATCTGCGAGTTGATGTCTCGACAAATACCTTGTACTCACTCAATAATCTCAAGGAGTTAAAGGTGTGCGTGTTGAGTCGGATCGCCTGCGCCGTGGCCGCGATGATAGCGTCTCGCTCACCCTTGGACTGCGTCCTGAAACCGTAGCGCTGCGTCCAGTTACTGGCATTTATGTTACGCACATAAAGATTTTGGTAGCCGGAGTCCAATAGCTCCTTGATAACTGCGAGGCCGGGACCGTCAATCTCTGGGACGAGCATGGCGTTGTTGTAAAATAACGAAACCAACCTTGCTTGCTCGGCCACCACATCCGGCGGTGTTCTGGCGTAGTACTCGGCAGCTTGGTTTCTTCCAATTCTATCAAGTACTTGTATACAGCTAAAATCACCATCTTCGATTCCGTGGGCCGTGTCGACGGTGACAATGTATTCGTGCTGTGGCTTGGGTTCGTCATATATCTGCCAATCATCCCTACCCGGCTTCAGGACGTAGTCCGGGTCAAATAGTTCACCCGAATTCCTGATGTCCGGGTTCTCATGTATCTCCTCTATCCGTGCCTGTATGTTCTGCTGATTGAATGGCGACCTAGATGAGCTGGTGAAGGCTATCTGTGGAGAGAGCGGATACTCCGTGTCGAAACGAACAATGTCGCACTTGACTCGCTCCGGAGAAAGCTTGAACTCCATCGCTCGCTTGGCCCAGATCTCGTCGTACCCAAGCTCGGTCGCCAGCCTCCAGAAGAGTAAGGCGTCTTCGGCCTTGTGAGCCTCGCGCATTCGCTTGTCGAGTGCTGTGTCGGTTATGTCTTCCGAGAGGATGTATCGGTCGTGGTCCTGCCATCCGAAGAAGACATGCCTGTAGATGTTTCCCGGCTCGTCTTTGTAGGCTTGCCAGAACCGGGTGTAGAACGCGCCGGATGCGCCGTTTGCAGTGGACTCCATAAAGACATACGTTCCAGGAACATCAGCAACCGCCGCAAGCTGGGCCTGGAGGGCGTCTTCGTCTGTCGTTGTTCGTCGTCGCTTGTGCCAGAGAGCAACCTCAGATAAGTGCAGGAAGTCCCAGGTCGATCCACGAGCGGCGTCGGTCGAACCCTGTGTCTGGATTTGGTATCGTGCTCCATGATTCCACCTGATGCTATTCCCTATCAGCTTGGCCGGCGCGACAAGCCCAATCGCCTCGGGCAGGTTCTCCTGATAGCGCTTGATGATGTGAAAGATTTCCTTGGTCGATGCGCTGAGATGAGCGATGCACATCGCATTCGCCTGCTTGCTGAACTGACAGTGGTGATGACCCAGCGCTTTGAAGAACGTCGTGCCACCAACCTGTCGTGACTTGAGGTCGATTACCCTGACCGGTAACCTGCGGGACTCCAGGTCCTCTATCAACGAAAGCAATACTTCCTGCTCTCCGTTCAGTATCAGCGGCGACAGCCGATAGCTGTCACCCACCAGTGTTCGGATACGAAGACAGTGCTGAAAGTAATACCGCCGGTCGTGCTTACATCGCTCCCAGAACTCGTGAAACTGATAGGCCTCTTTAGAGATGCCGCCCATCAGTAAGGTAGGGTGTACTGACGAGCGGCTAGAAGGAGAAGTGACGGGGCGTCACCCACCAAAAGTAACACATTATTTAACGACAGGTACACTTTTCTTTCGCTCCCTTTGAATGCCTTGCTTCTTGATGACTCGGAGGATTTCCGTTCTAGAGATACCCGTATGATTCGATATCTCCTTGTACGTCAAACCAGATTGATACAACGCCACCGCAGCCGACTCGTTCGTCGTCACCGCCGTGAACTCCGCCTTCGCCTGTATCACCGATAACTGATCGTCCAACTGGGATGTACCCGAAAACGGGTCCCATGTTTCCGCCGGATCCCCCACCGCCGTAGCCTGAGCTATCAGCTCGCCAATAGACGCCCGGGCCTTGATATACTGGTTGACCGCCTTGAGGTGAAGACCCAATAGGCTGTAGTCGCCTTCGGCATCCTTAACAGCGTTCTGTAACAAATTATGTGCACTGTGAGCTGATTCTGTATAGTATGTAGCTAAGTCTGGCGGTGTGTCCGTCACAGTGGTAATCTGTTTTGAATCTTGCATACAAGGAGAATAATGCACATGTCAAAGAAGAACAAGTATCCAGTAAGCGCAGACCTGATATACGAGGAGGCCCCCGCTGTGGAGCCGGCCAGCTTCATAGGACTCGACAAGCCCGTAAAGCAGCTGCTCGAGAAAACCGCCACCAGGAACAATGTCAGCGAGCAGTGTCTTATCGAGCTAGCCGTCGAGGCTATGATCGGAAGCCTCAAGAAATATGGATACCAATGCTCCAAATCAAACTCCGAAAAACGACAGGCAACCATCGGGGAAGGCGACTGCAAAATCAAAGTCGAACCGAAAATACTCGAACAACTACACGATGTCGGCGTCTACTTCGGGGTCCGAGTCAAAGACCTCCTGCAAGACGCCATCATGGCGCAAAGATGGAACTGGCAAAGACTGCAACCCGTCAACGCAAGGTCAATGTCGTCCATCAGACTACACATGTTCCAGCTAGAACAACTCGGTCCAAATCGATAACCGCACCCTATCGCAGGACGACCGCAACAATTCGCACCTGAAACCGTAGAGCAGTATAACGATTCGCACCTTGTCGCACCCTTTAGCTCATGTATATGCAAGTATACTATATGCCAACAATAGCTACAGGTAGCCCTATACATAACAGGTATACACCCCCAAATAAGCAAGGTGTCACTTTAGGTGCGACAGGGTGCGAATGCGTTCACTGCGATGGTGCCAGGGTGCGACAAAAGTGCGACAGGTTTTTTACAGGGAACCCCTACGCTATATACGCTATATAC